TTGTGTGTCTTCATAGGTGAAGTTGTAAGTTGTAAAGAAAAATAATATGAATCAAGAGACTAAATTAGATTTGTCTGTATTAGACAAAATTACAATTCCTGAAGTAGAAAGCATAGAAAGCTTCGAGGAAAAGGTAGAAAAAGAAAGTAAAGATGAGTTGCAAGAAGCAGCTCTAGAAGAGGTTGAAAGTATTGATACTTTTGACCCTAATGAAGAAGTAGAAATGGAGGAAACTCCAAGTTCTGAAAGTAGTTCTGAAAGTAATGAAAGTTCTGAAGATGGGGATTCGCTAAGAGAAATTGCTAAGTGGGCCCATGAATTAGGAATCTTTGATTATGATGAGAAAGACTTTCAATCCTCTGAGGATTACTTTAGAGATAAGTTCTTTGAAAAAGTAAAAGCTGAAGCATTTAATGCTTTGCCTGATGAGATTAAGTATTTAGCAGATGGGTACATGAGAGGTGTTCCATTAAATGATATGCTTAACTCTAGAGCAAGACAAGAATCTTTTGCTGCTATTAATGATGAAACATTAAAAGATGATGAAGGTCTTCAAGAAAATTTAGTAGGACAATGGCTTGCATTACAAGACCATGATCCTGAAGAAATTAAAGAGAAACTTGAATCATATAAAGATGGATTGCTGTTAGAAAAAGAAGCTAAAGTAGCTCTTAAGAAACTTAAGAAATATGAGCATTCTTATCAGCAACAATTAGGTTATGAAGCAGAACAAAGACAAGCAATAGCTCAGCAACAATACAATGCTCAGATTAATAATCTTAAAAAACAAATAGAAACAGCAGAAGGTTTTATTCCTGGTGTTCCTCTTCAGAAGCAAGATAAAGAAAAGTTATTTATGGCTATTACTCGTCGTGATAGGAATGGCCGTACAGAACTAGAAAATAGAATGTCTTCTCAAGAAATGCAGCTTGCAGTAGCTCAATTTGTAATGCAACTAGAAGGTAAACTAGATGCAGTAGAAAGAAAGGCTTATACTAAAGCTGCTCAAAAAACTAAAAGTGTTATTAATACTGAAAATCCTAGTGCAAAAAATAATAAAATAGATATGTCAGTTATCAAGAAGGCAATTGACCAATCTAAAAAATCTTATAAATTCTAATACTAACTTAAATTAAAACTGTTAAATGGCTGCAACACAAAAATTAAATTCCTTGCAGGTTAGTTACGCTAAGTCTTGGGCTGGCCTAACTACTGAAAACCACTTATACGCTATTTACCAAAATGACGTACAATTAGCTTCAGATATTGTTACTGAAGTATTCAATCGTATGGGTTATATTGGATTGGATTCTTTCCTTTCTAAATACCCTACTAAATTGTTTGATCATGATGGTGAATACAAGTGGATGTTAAAAGGTGATAGCCGTCGTGCTATTCCTATTGTATCTTACTCTGCTACTAATGCAGCAACTCCTGGATTAGGTAAGACTACATTTGAAATTACATTAGCTGAGAAGTTCTTTGTAGCTTCTGACTATGTATCATTTGATGATGTAGATCATGGAGTACGTATTGAAGATGATGGTCGTCCTGATGGTACAAATTGGGTATTTACTGTTCGTCACATGCGTGCTGATGGTGGATACTTTATTCCATCTGAATTGCTACGTGCAGGTCGTAAAGTAGCTAAGTTGTACAACTCAGTTACAAACACATTAAATGACCAGTATGGTGAGACTCAATTCAGCTCAATGTTTGAAATGCGTAACCAGTTCTCTACTTTATCTAAGAAGTATGTAGTACCTGGAAATATGCAAGACCGTCCTTTGTTAATTAAGATGACAGGTTCAGAAGGAAAATCTGTAACTGTTTGGACTAAATGGCAAGAGATGGAATTCAACTTCCAATGGGCTAAGGAGAAAGCTAACCAATTAATGTACTCTACGTTAAATAGTAATGTTGATGGTACTTTCACTCAGAAAGCTCCTAATGGATTCCCTATTAAACAAGGTGCAGGTTTACGTGAGCAAATCTCTCCAACTTACAAATTCTACTACAACACATTAACATTAGATTATTTGTTGGAAGTAATGACAAACTTATCCATTAACATTTTACCTGAAGATGAGCGTGAGTTCTTAATTCTAACAGGTGAAAGAGGAATGATTCAATTCCACAAGTTAATTGAAGATAAGATTGGAGTATTGATTCCTCTTGGAGATACTGAGCGTATTAAAGGCGCAGGTCAAAACAAGACTTTAGGAGGCCAATACAAGCAATTCTTAGGACCTCAAGGTATCAAGATTACTGTAGCTCACATGCCTCAGTATGATGATGCTGTATTACACCGTATGGAGCATCCTGATGGTGGATATACTGAGAACTACCGTATGACTATTTTCAACATTGGTACAACTAATGGTGAGCCTAATATTCAGAAAGTAGCACCTAAGGGTCGTTCAGAAATTAAATGGTATGTTCCAGGTTCAACTACACCTTTTGGTCCTCAAAATGGTGGTATGGGAGCTTCTCCTGTTGATGGTTATGAAATGTATTGCCAAGCTACGCAAGGTATTATGTTGAAGAACCCATTAAGTGCTTGTGAATTAATTCCAGATATTACTTATTAATAATAAAAAATTCTAATTGTGATGGAGAAAAGTGTAGTTGAAAACCCAAAAAACAATAAAGTGGAAAGTCCTCTTTCTAAAATATCAGGTAAATGGTCAGTGAAGCCTTGCAGAAAATCTTGGCTTCACGCCATTAACCCTAACCATGATGGTAATACTATCTTCTCTGGTTCTCAGATTTGGATAGTACCAGCTAGAGCTAGGGATAACTCTGATATTGTAGTAACAGGATTATCTGAAGAAGAAAGAATTGCATTTGAAGCAGAGATGTTCGTACAACCAGGTTCATTATCACCGTATAATAGAAAGTTTTGGGCTGAGCATAGAAATGCAATTAAAATCCCTAAAGAAGGACTAACCCTTGATTGTGACAATAATGTTAAACATAAACTTTGGTATAAGATTCTTAGTGCTTCACATCGTGTAGCTAAAGGTAAAGAGGATTTAGCTATTAATGCAATGGCTGATGTAGTCTTATCTTCAGTAGACCAAGAAGCTAAGTATGATACTGAAAAGATTAATCTTAAGACTAAAGCTTATGTCAAGTTTAGTGGAATGAGTTTAGCTGATAAAGCAAATTACTTGAAAGTATTTGATGAAGGTGCGATGAAAGTAGATAGTATGACTAAGCCTGATTTAATTGATCAGACTTTAGGAAATATTGTTGAATCTCGCCCTGAAGAGTTCCTTCAAACATTTGACAATCCTTATTATAAGGACTTTATCTTACTAGAAGATTTCATTAGTAATAATATAGTTATACGTAAAGGTGGTAAGTTTTTTATCAATGGTGGAGTAGAGCTAGGCACTACTAAATCAGAAGTTATCAATAGACTTAAGTCTGATGATTTTCAAGATACAAAGATTGGCCTCCTTGCAAAATTAAAAGCTGTTAAATAATGATAATGTCATTACAAGATATGCATGATCAGTTCTTACACTGGTTTGACAAGCAGAGTAACAACTCTGCTCCTGAAGTCACGCCTGAAGAAATTGACCTTTATCTTAATAATGCACAATATCAATTCATAAAAATTCTTGTACAACAAGGATTAGAGAAGTCTCAGGAGTGGTTGGATTATACAAAGAATATAACTAATTCTTATACAGCCACTTCTTTTTCTCCTGGAAATAAACCTAATGGTGTAAATGTACTCTTACCTACTGATTATAGTTTAGCTCTCTTAGAAGAAGCAACTATACAATATACAGATTGTGGTACAACTCAAACTAAAAGGGTTCCTGTTATTCCTATAACAAGAGATGAATATAATAAAGTAGTAACTAATCCTTTTAAGAAGCCTTGGAAGGAAGAAATTATTAGGTTAACTAGTAATGGAACATCTCCTAATTATTATTTTCAATTAATAGGTTTTACTGGAGCTACTATAACTAATTATTACTTAGACTATTTAAAAGAACCTGCTAGAATTCAATTTGGTTCAACTTATTCTGTACCAACTACAGACCAAGTATGTGAATTAGAACCTAAGGCTGCTACTAAGATTGTAGAAATTGCAGTAGAATTAGCAATGAAGACTATGGGGGACCCAAGATTACAATTAGAACAATTAGATAAACTCGTAAAACAAATATAAAATGGCTTTACTTCAAAAAATAAAAACTATCTCTAGACGCTTAGTGCAACTAGAAGGTGGTACTGGTAATAACCAACCAGCTCGTGCATCTGACGTTAATCCTGTTATTCAATGGGTTAATGATAGATCAGATGTAACTACAGTAAATAATACAGTAAC